ATTATTCGCTACTGCTCTAGCACTTTCCGCTGTGGCAGCTTTCTATTCTATTATGGGTCTAACGGCTATCTTTGCTGCTGCTGTTATACCTATTTTAGTAATGGGTTCGCTGTTGGAAATATCTAAGCTAGTGGTAGCTTCGTGGCTTTATCGTTCTTGGAAAAAGATTCCGTTCTTGATGAAGTCGTACTTTTTAACGGCATTAATTGTTTTAATGTTTTTAACCTCGATGGGAATTTTTGGCTACTTGTCTAAAGCCCATCTAGACCAAGCTGTTCCCGCTGGGGACGTAATTGCTAAAATCGAATTAGTCGATAGCAAAATCAACATAGAAAAGGAAATCATAGATGAATCTCGTAAATCGCTTTCTCAATTGGATGCTGCAGTCGATCAAACGCTTGCCAGATCTACGGACACCATCGGAGCCAGTAAATCCGCCAACCTTAGAAGAAGTCAAACCGCAGAGCGAAAAGCCCTTAATGACCAAATCCAAGCCTCGACCACGAAAATCCAGCAACTTAACCAAGAGCGAGCACCCCTCGCTGCCGAAAATCGTAAAATCGAAGCCGAAGTTGGACCAATCAAATACATCGCAGCTCTAATATACGGCGATAGTCCTGATAATAATTTATTAGAAAAAGCGGTTCGTGTAGTTATATTGTTAATCGTATTTGTATTCGACCCGTTAGCCGTTTTAATGTTAGTGGCAGCCAACTGGCAGTTACGTGTAACTAAAGAGGAAGAAACCGCTAAACCAGTTGAACCAGTTGTAGTTACCGCTGAAAAGCCTGAGATTGTAGAAGCCCCTGAACCTGTAGTTGATACTTATGAACCTGTAGTTGATACTTATGAACCTGAACCTGAACCTGTAAAGGAAGAAACCTCTACACCACCTTTACCCGACGAGTCTCAGGATATTATTGATTCTTTCTTTAATAGACCTAAGAAAAAGAAAAAACACTACGATTTAAAATTCGTAGATGACGTTCAATTTGAAGATGATTTAGCGGTAGATGTAACACCTACTGAAAAACCTAAGTCTAAAAGAGTTTTAATGTAAAACATAAATAACCCTTTACTTACAACTAAGTTTAGGGTATAATTACTATATGAAAACGAAATTTATAGATATCGAAATCGCTGAGGCTATTTCAAATATGAAGTACGATATTAAGCCTAGGAACTTAATCGCTAAAGATTTACGTTCTCCTAAGTATCGTATGCGTGTCGTTAATTCTAAGGTCGCCTATGAGCGTACGCCAAAACATAAAGGAAGGGTGGACTATGACGAATAAGCTAATGAGTAAAGAATACTCTATTAAAAAAGAAAGCGGTTACGAGGTAACCGTTAATTTTATTGAATATGATTACGATTGCGTTGAGCTTCGTATTTCTAAATATCTGGGTAGTGCTAATCCAGATAAGCCTGTTCTTGATGTGACTAGTGGTATTATGTTATCTCGTAAAGACTTTAAAGCTTTACTTGGTGAATTTTCTAATGATTTGAAAGGTTTTATTGATGGTACAAACTAAATTGAATGATAGTCCTGAATTACGTGCTGATTTGAAACGCTTATTGGCTAAAGGTTTAGTAAATGTAGAGTTTGTTAAAGTAGATGGTTCGGTTCGAACTATTGACTGTACTATGAACTCTGACTTAATTCCTGAAGCTAAGTTACCTAAAACTTTAAGTGAATCGGTTAAAGAAGTTGAGTCTCCCGTAGCTAAAGTATTCGTTAATAGTTTACAAGAGTGGCGTTCTTTCCGTTGGGATTCTATTGTTTCTTATCAATAAATGAAAATTCATGAAATTACATCGCCAGTTGAAGCGTTATTAGCTTTACCTTATATCGAGTCGATTGAAAGATATTACCCTAATTTAAAAGACTGGTACGTTAATACCGTAGTTTCCGATTTAAACAATACTTCTAATGTAATATTAGCTCTTAAAGATGGAAACGTTATTAAAGGTATCGGATTGG